GTAGTGCGCAGGTCATCCGCGCCCAGGTTAATCGGGTTGCTATGCCGGTTGGAAGTTTCGTCGAACTGACTGAGATTGCGAGCACTGATCTGGAGGTTCCCTATCAATGGTACGACGGAGTGAACTCTCAAAGCGATATTCTTGGCCCGAAGCGCCTGATGATTCAAGCGGACTTTTACGGAGCGCAGGCGGGCGACTGGTGCGCTGCAGTTAAGACGGTATGGCGCACGCCTTACGCCACCGCGCAATTCCCGGCAGGTATCGCGCCGCTCTATTGTGACGATGGGAACGAATCACCTCTGATAACCGGCGAAGAACAATATGAGCGCCGATGGATTTTGAATATGCTGCTTCAATACAACCCTGTGATCTGTGTACCGCTCCAGAGTGCTGATATACTGAGCATGAACATCGTTAAGGGTGTGACAGCATGACAGGCCACATTTATCTAATCCGCAACCTCCTTAACAGCAAGGGCTATGTTGGCAAGACGGAGTTGTCTGTCGATCACAGATATGCTCAGCATCTCAGAAACGCATCCGGTTTTGTCAATACTGCACTCTATCGCGCAATACGCAAGCATGGGGAAGGAAAATTTTCCGTGGAAGAGGTAGCGTCGTGCGATTCTTCTCTTTTGAACGATCTTGAGAAACACTACATCAAATTCTACGGAACGTACGCCCCGACAGGTCACGGATACAACATGACTAAAGGTGGAGAGGGTCAACTTGGATTGGTTCACTCCGAAGAGACGAAGATGAAAATGTCAGCGTCTCACATGGGGCATATCGTCACCACGGAAACAAAACTTAAAACATCCCTAGCTAATAAAGGCAAAAAGCCTTCTAAGGCGTGCATGGATGCTGTAATCCTTGCCAATACCGGGAAAGTTCATTCTGCGGAAACGAAAGCTAAATTATCGGCTATCCGCAAGGGGAAAAAACGTGGCCCGATGTCGGAAGGTTCCAAAGAGAAGCTCTCAACTGCAAAAAAGGGTCAAGTCCCTTGGAATAAGGGAATGACGCATAAGGAGAAGAGATGACCATACCTGCATCGGTGGTGGCAAACGTAATCCCAGGTGTACTTAGTCCCGGAGGCACGGGTCTAGTGATGTCGGGACTCGTGCTGACTGAAAATTCCCTCATGCCGTCCGGTCAGGTGTTGAGTTTCCCGCTCACCGGCGGAAGTGCGCAATCGGTATCAAACTTCTTTGGGCCGTCATCGGCAGAGTACGCGTATGCTTCCATCTACGCTGCTGGAATGGTGAACGGAACTCAGCTTCCATCGGCGATCCTATTTGCGCCCTACAATGCAGCGGCCCGCGCCGGATGGTTGCAGTCTGGTTCTCTTTCTGGGGTACCTCTTGCTACTCTCCAGAGCTACAGCGGAACACTGACCATCGACTTTGCCGGTTCTCCAATCACGTCGAGCGCAATCACTCTGACTGGAGTCGCAACGCAAAGCCTGATGGCAGCGGCGATTCAAGCAGCCTTTACCACTCCTCCTTTTGCAGTGACTTGGAATGCCGTACAAAGCGCATTCATTTTCACCAGCACATTGACTGGAGCAACAGAGACAATTACCTACGCGACAGGCACTCTCGCAGCCGATCTCTTCTTGACTCAGGCGACTGGCGCAACGCTCTCGCAAGGCGCGGCGGCTGATACACCTGCAAGCGCGATGAATAACGTCATTGCGGTCAATCGCAATTGGGCGAGTTTGAGCTATCTCACGGAGCCAACGCTGGTACAGAAAGAAGGGTTTGCCGCATGGTTTAGTGGGCAGAACGGGCAATACGGCGGAGTTATGTGGGATAGCGATGTTCAGGCGAGCGTGCAGAACGCTACTGAGCCTTTCGGGGTTGTTGCTAAAGCGAACAACTACAACGCTCTAATGTGCATCGGTGGCGATCCGGCACTCGGTACACTTGGGCCTTTGGTGATGAACGCAGCGGCATTTGTGCAGGGAATGATTGCCTCTGTGAACTATTCAAATACAAACGGAAGCATCACATTTTCCGGAAAATCGGCAAACTCTGCAGCTGTGGTTCCGACGTGCGCGAACCTGCAAACCTATGAAAATCTTCTGGCAAACGGCTACAGTTGCTATGGGGCTTTTGCATCGCGCAATCAGGGATTCACCTTCTTCTCAAACGGGAATATGCCAGGGAGCATCCCGTGGGCAAATCTGTTTTTCGACCAGATATGGCTGAACTCCCAGTTTGAGTTGTCGCTGGTTACTCTATACACCGCGATGGGGAAGATCCCTTATGACCCGTATGGATATGGCCTCGTTCGGGCATCCCTTGTGGGACAGAGCAGCACTTCGTCTCCTGCCGACAATGGCCCGATCAACAACGCGCTCAACAACGGGGTAATCCAGACCGGAGTGACGCTCTCCGCATCTCAGGCCGCTGCTGTCAACGCTGCTGCTGGGGTACAGAACGCGGCAAGCGCAGTCCAGAACAACGGGTACTATTTGCAGATTCTTGACCCTGGAGCCACGGCACGCAACGCTGGGCAAACACCGATTATCAACTTCTGGTACGCTAGCGGCGGAGCGATTCTGCAATTTTCGATGAGTTCTATCAATGTTCTCTAGCCAACTTCGTTAAAAGGGGTGACGTATGGGCGGCTTTCTAAATTCTTTAACAGGTGGTCAAAGCACGATCACCTCTGCAAATTCAGTCGTGACTATGACCGTTGCTGGCCTTTTCACTACGGGTGTCCAACTTCAGGGCTATTCGACAGACAAGGCTTGGGATACTGCGGCAGTTGTAGTGACTGAGACGCAAATCGGCGTCGATGGGCGCAAGACGGCTGGTCTTGTTTTCAACGCCATCAAGCAGACCTTCTCCTTTCAGGCTGATTCTCCTAGCGTGCAGTTTTTTGAGGCGATCTATACAGCCCAACGAGCTGCCCGCGATGTGTATTACATTTCGGCGATCATTGATCTTCCATCTACAGGAGAGTCCTACGTCTGTAACAAGGGCACGCTGGAGGATTACAACTCTGTGGCCTCGGCTGGCAAGGTGCTCAGCGCCCGCGAATTCAGCATAAATTGGGGATCAGTGGTTTCAGCATAGGTGAGGTAATTCATGGCGCGTAAAACATCGACTTTCGTAATCGAATCTGAGGGCAGGGACAAAAACAAAACATTCCTGATCACAGAGATGCCGGTCACGAAGGCGGAAGACTGGGCAATTCGGGCGATGCTTGCGCTCGGAGCGGCCAACGTAGACATTCCTGATGGGGCTTTACAGTTGGGCATGGCTGCACTGGCAGAAATTGGACTTAAGAAACTGTTTGCGATTGACGCCGTTTCGATCAGGCCACTACTCGCTGAACTGATGGAGTGCGTCGAATTCGTGCCGAATCCGCAAAAACCGGCGGTTAAGGTGGGATATCCGCTGTTTGAGAGTCAGGTCGAAGAGGTCAAAACGCTGTTCATGCTCAAATGGGAGGTACTGAAACTTCATCTGGATTTTTCGCTCGCCGCCGGTCTCTCGGAATCTCTCGGCAACACGCTGGAGGCGGCAAAGCGCAGGCCGAGTACGCGAACGTCCCCAAGATCATCGGGGTCATAGTAGGGCAGAGATTGGCAACACTGCATGAATTACAAACGATTTATGGCGAGGAGGACGCACATAATCTTCTTGAAATAATCGCCATAGATTCAGAAAACGAGAGGGAGTAGACCATGGCAACAATCATAGATTCTCTCGTGGTCACCCTCGGACTCGACAGCAAAGATGTAGATGCAAAGGCTCCCGGTGTTCGCCAGAAACTCGCCGATCTGGAAAAGTCCGCAACGAAGACGGAACACGGCGTAAAGGGAATAGGAAAAGCATCTAAAGATACCGCTGGCGAGCTTACCGTACTTTCCGCAAAACTAGGCTCATTTCTCGCTGTTCTCGGCGGGACTGTGGCCGTCCGCGCATTCGTAAAAGACACCATTGAAACGAATACGCAGCTTTACTTTCTCTCTCGCAATCTAGAGATGAACACGCAAAAGCTCTTTGCGTG